ATGAAACGCCAGAGCGGCGAATGAGCGTACTAGAAGCAATCCTAGAGGATCCAAAGATCCAGGAAGAGTTCGCTAAAAAGAATCCAATTGAGCAGGCTGTAATCAATTGGCAGTTGCGTTGGTTACACGTTGAGGCGCACAAACATCAGATCGAACCGTCGGGCGATTGGTGGAACATATGGCTGATGCTTGCAGGCCGTGGAGCGGGTAAGACTAGAGCGGCGGCGGAGACTCTGGCCAATTGGGCGTGGGAGCAACCTGGTACACGTTGGCTGGTATCTGCACCGACCAGTGGAGACTTGAAGGGCACATGCTTTGAGGGTGACTCAGGACTACTGAAGGTCATACCGACGGCTCTGGTAGAGAAGTACAACTCTAGCCTGCATGAGATACATCTAAAGAACGGCTCATTCATCAAGGGCATACCGGCCTCCGAGCCTGAGCGCTTCAGGGGGCCACAGTTCCATGGTGGATGGTTAGACGAGTTGGCGGCGTGGGAGTACTTGCAAGACTCTTGGGACATGATCCAATTCGGTATACGTTTGGGTTCTAGGACCAAGCTCATATGCTCCACAACGCCTAAGCCTAAAGATGTGGTGCTGGATCTGATAGCCAGAGAAGGCGATGATGTAGTCATTACCCGCGCCAGTACGTACAGCAACATTAAGAACCTGGCGCCGAGCTTTCAAAAGCAGATCTTACAGTATGAGGGGACGAACCTAGGACGCCAGGAAATCCACGCTGAGATCATCGATCCAGAGGAAGGCGGCATTGTTAAGCGCGATTGGTTCAGACTCTGGCCAGACGGTAAGCCCTTCCCTAAGTTCGAGTACATTATCCAGTCATATGATTGCGGCTTCAAAGACGGCCATGAGAATGACCCAACTGGATCTATTACGCTGGCTGTGTTCAAGCCACTGGATGGTGGCATGTGCGTGATGGTGGCTGACTGCTGGCAAGATAAGCTTCAGTACCCTGACCTGCGCCCCAAAGTGATCGATGAGTATGACGTGGTTTACGGTGAAGGACGGGAAAAGAAACGAGTTGACCTGATACTGGTGGAGGATAAAGCGGCGGGTATCAGCTTGATCCAGGACTTACAGAGGGCTCACCTGCCGGTGATTGGTTATAACCCAGGACGGGCGGATAAGACACAGCGGCTGTCGATTGTGGCCAACATCATTCGAGCAGGCCGAGTGTGGGTGCCGGAGCACAGTAAGCGCAAGGGATACGTCAGGGACTGGGCTGAAGGGATGGTGAGCCAGATCTGTAGTTTCCCTGAGACGGCGCACGATGAGTTTGTGGACTGTATCAGCCAGGGCTTAAGATACTTGAGGGATGCAGGCTGGATCAGTATTGACCCACCACCGCGGGATGAGTACGACCCAGAGGATGCTATAGATGCGATGGAGTTCAATAAGAAACAACGAGGCAATCCATATGGCGCATAAACGCGATTCAATCGCGGTCGGTAGACTTCGCCAGTGGCCACAGGCATAATCTAGGCATGAACAAGCCCAACATTGACCAGATGAGATTGGCGCTCCTAAACAAAGGGGGCATCGTATCTCTACTCCGTAAGCATGGACGCCCAGCAGAGAGCGACCTAGATGCAATGAGGAAGCTGAGCAACGGACACAGGGTGTTTGTAGCGCACGAGCAAGACGAGGCACCTAGAGAGATTAAGTCAGTCAGTGAGATGCATGGCTACACGCCTGACCAGATATACACGGTCGCACCGCATCACGAAGCCAAGGGCGGCTCTGCGCACATGAACAATGGTGGTGGGCTTGAGAAGTTCCTGAAGAAAAGCAAGATCAAACAACGCGTGTATCACGGCACTGGCGCAAACGTCATGGACTTCAAGCCATCACGAATGGGCGCAATGGGGCCAGGTGTTTATGTCACTACCGATCCAGAGGTTGCGTCTGGCTATGCCAACGTCGTCAACAATGGACGAGAGCAAAACAATCCAAACGTGTTGCCTTTGCACATTCAAGCCCGTAACCCATTCACGATCAGCCATGTAAACAAGTCGCATGATGAGCTGTTCAAGCATTTTGATCCAGAAGGCAAATTGACTGATGAGCAAGTAATTAAGTTGGTCAAGAAGGCTGGCCATGATGCGATTCATGCAATTGAAAGCGGAGAAATCAATATGCTTGATTCGCGCCGCATCAAATCAGCCATCGGCAACCGTGGCACCTACGACACCAACGAACACGACATCATCAAAGCCGATGGCGGCCAGGTAGACATGGACAGGATGCGCCTTGAGCTGATGAACAAGGGTGGATTGTCCAAGCAAGAGCGCAGGGCTAACCGCAAGAAATTTATGGAGCCAAGCAAAGACAAGCGCCGCTTTTATCATGGATCTAAAGAGCCAAACATTGTTGAGTTCAAAACCAGAAAGCAAATTGCTGATGAGAACTATCCAGATGATCCATCAAATGATTACAGGGATGAGCGCAACGCGGTGTTCCTGTCGCCTGATCCAAAGTTCACTCGCCACTTCTCGGTAGAAGGGTACACCGACACTGGGCAAGCACCTACAACGTACCCAGTGCATGTGCAAGCAAGGAACCCATTTGACTTTGATAATCCAAAGCATCGTGAAAACCTGTGGAAAACATATCACGACATTTATTACAACCCTGAGTCTGAGTTGTATGCGCACGGGCCGCATGACACAGCCAGCGAGAAGACTCTTGCTGAGATGCGAATGAAAAAGAGAATTTATGAATCGCATAAAGATGAAAACAATTGGCCGTTGTTTGAGAACCCTAACGTTCAAGAAGCAATACAAGACATGGGGCACGATTCGTTCTACATCAAAGAACGCGGAACCAAAAACCTTGGCGTGTACGATCCAAGAAGGATCAAGTCAGCCATTGGTAACCGTGGTACATACGACATCAATGAACCAGACATTAACAAGAAGAACGGCGGCATCACCCACGCCCACCACCTAGATATAGAAGAGCGACCACTATGAAAGAACTTGTAGGAAAAGGTAAACCTTTTTACTCGGCACTTGATCGGGCGTTAGAAACATTGCCAGAGAAGGCTAGTCCTGAGCAAATTGTCAATCATCTAATTAAGATGGGTGTTAAGCCACAAGAGATAATAGATCGTCGAATGGACAAAGAAGTTGGTGCGCCGTTGATACCGCGTGAGCGCACAGTTAAGCTTAAGAAGCCTGACGATAAGGGGCGAACAGAAATCGTTGAGCCTTACTTTGAGACAACAAGAGTTAGTGGTGCCAAGGCTATACCGCGCAAAGTAGTTTCTGAACTGGCACAAAAGAACCCAATGGTTGCACCAGTTGAGAAGGTGCTTGGCAAGATGAGCGATTCCGAGTTCTTACAAAGAGCTAATGACATAGCCGAACAGAATTTTGGCGTGCCCTACGGCCAGTTAGATCATGAGAAGCAAAGTTCAATTGAAGGCTACATAGATGAGGATACATCTTATCATCGAGCATACACATTACCTGGTGGTGAGAACTACCGTGAGATGTTGATTAAGGCTCCGAAAGGCGGAGAGGAGTTTCCTGGCGTATCAAATCACTTTGGTGGTGAACCTGGCATCCTTGCAAGTATGCGATTAAAAGATCGTATTGGCCCTAATGGTGAGAAGCTTTTACACCTAGAGGAGTTGCAGTCTGACTGGCATCAGCAAGGGCGTGAGGTTGGATATAAACGACCTAATACGGGTGGTTTGCCTGAACTTAAAGAGGGTTGGAAATATGAAGATTTCAATGGAAAGATTGGAATTCGTGATCCTCGTGGAATACTTGCGGTAGCAGTTGAAAAACCTGAAGATGCTATTCGTTACATAAGAGAAAACGGTTGGGCAAAACCAAACTCAGGCGTACCTGATGCCCCATTCAAAAAGAACTGGGAAGAGATGGCGCTCAAGCGATTGATTCATCATGCCGCTGAGAAGGGTTACCACGGCATTGTTGTGACGCCAGGCCATGAGCAGGCAGACCGTTACAGCTTGGCCAAACACATCAATGAACTTCATTTATCTGGCACAAACTTAGTTGCATACGATCACAATGGCAATGAAGTCATTAAAAAAACTGGCGTCACTTCACAAGAGTTGCCATCGCTTGTTGGCAAAGAAACGGCAGAAAAATTGATGGCACAACAGCCGCAGGGTACTTTACGTTCATTGACTGGTCAAAACCTTGAAGTCGGTGGCGAAGGCATGAAGGGCTTTTACGACAAAAAGGTGCCTAACATCCTCAACAGCATCGGCAAGAAGTACGGTGTGAAAACGCAGTTGCATGCACATCCAATCAAAACTGAGCGTGAGCAAATGGTTCCTGACAATGCTGGCCTCGGAATGATTCGATCAGGCAAACCTGAGTATGCTCATGCACATCATTTCCCCATAACAGAAGAGATGCGCAAAGATGTATTGACTAATGGCCTGCCCTTGTATGCTGAAGGTGGTGGTGTTCCTAGCCAGCATAGGGCACAATTCGAGAAGACGTTAGCAGACCTTAAGATAAGGACTGAGCTTAATAAAAAGTACAACGACTTGTACGAAAAAAAGCGCGTAGAAAATCAACCGACTATTCAAGAGTTCTATGCTATGCATGGAATACAACACAAAGCCGAAGGAGGCGCCGTGCAACCATCCCTTAACCATATGCGCATGGCGCTAATGACCGGCGGTAAGATACCGTACACAGACATATCTAACATAGGCGCAGACGAAGCACCTAGCATGGGCGTTAAGGCGTTTATTAATCCTAATGAGCGCAACAACATGGGACCTGGTGGCGTACAGTTACCAACTGGTGGGATCGATATGAACCCGCAACAGCCTGGCCAACAGTTAATGCCACAGCAACCACAACAACAACCGCAAGGACAGCCCTCCCCGCTCAGCGCAGGAGCATCTAGCCCATTACAGCAACCACCTAGCAACATATTGCAGATGACACCGCAAGGTCAGGCGATGAATGCTATGACACCTCCTAAGCAGATGGCTGAAGGCGGTGAAGTTGAACATATGGCCAATGGCGGCTACATGACGCCAGAAGATCACTATCATCAATTGTTGATGCGTCATTACATGGGAGACAAGCTTAGCAAGGCGGATAACATAGCTTTGGGTTTGTATCACCGAGTAGGTGGTGGAAAGAAATTAAACAAGCCAATAGGTGAATATCAGTTTAATGTTGCGCCTAATCTTAATGTGAACATGGCTCCTGAAAAAATAATTACTCCAGAAGATTTGTTTGGAGGCCATGGCATGCCATTTATTGGCGACTCTTCAATGGCTGGAAGAATTATTACTGGTGCGGAAGGGCATCAGTTTGATCAACCCGTGGAGGTTGAAGGCGGTCATGATTACATGCGTGCCAATGCCTTACATAAAGATAAGTCTAAGCGTGCCATATGGGCAAGCGCTCCAGGCAAGATTAAACATTTAACCCAGAAAGCTGAAAGGCTAAAGACCAAAGGACCCGTATATGGCATACATACTGGTATGTCTCCTACTGGCGTAGATTTTTCTCACATGCCTGCTGAAGTCTTGGGAGAGATGGTTAAGAAATCAAAGATAACCAAAAAATCTGAAAAAGAATTTAACAAAGAAATGAGCGCCAGGTTTAAAGACTTTCCTGGATTGATGCACGAGGACTTGCATGAAATGCTCAGAGCACCAGGATCTGGTGAATTACGCAAGCATTTTGTAAAGCGTATGGCGACAGATAAATATCAGAATGCAGGATTTCCAGAAATTGCAATGGCTAGATTGGCCGTACAGCATCCTAACTTAATGCAACATGATGAACCAGGCAAAGAGTATGTTGGATCTAGTATTGGTAGATTTAATCCTAACTATAGTCTTGTAGACAATCCAGTTAATCCACATCATTCATATCCAGCCGTAATTGGCGGTGAATACGTTGGTGCTCTGCACTCAGAAAAAGATAAGCCATTGTTAACAACAAAAGACTTTTTTCATGAGTTTCATAAATTACGTAGAGAGTTTAATGCTCCAGAAGGTGGAGACAGACGTGCGTTTGAATTAGCACAACCTGTACAAAAATTTGATCAAGAGTGGCTTGATAAAGTAATGCCGATTTATCTTGCAAGACGCAAACAACTAACTGGTAAGAAAAAAGGCGGAAGTGCAAGACTCTCCACAAATAAAGACATGATGCAATTAGAATTGATGCGCAAACCTAAAAAGGCTAAATGATGGATCAAGAACCAGAATACATTGAAAATGAAGACGGCAGTGCTAATGTCACTATGCCGGAAGAGGATCTTGACATTGAAGAGATGCCAGATGGGAGCGCGGTTGTAAACACGCCTAATGATGGCCCAGAAGAGAATCCTGATTTCTACGGCAACATGGCGGATGGTTACGCTGAGTATGAATTAAACACGTTAGCGTCAAGGTATATTGATCTACTCAGAAAAGACAAAGACGCACGTGAGCAAAGAGATAAGCAGTATGAAGAGGGTATCCGCCGTACTGGTATGGGTAATGATGCGCCAGGTGGTGCAACGTTTATGGGTGCATCTAAAGTTGTTCACCCTGCTATGGCAGAAGGCTGTGTAGACTTTGCCGCCCGTGCAATTAAAGAGATGTTTCCGCCAGATGGTCCAGTCAGAACTAAGATCCTTGGCAAGATGGATGACATCAAAGCTGAGCGTGCTGAGCGTAAGCGCGATTATTTGAATTGGCAGATTACTGAGCAGATTGAAGAGTTTAGAGACGAGCAAGAGCAGTTGCTGACACAGTTACCGCTGGGTGGCTCACAGTACTTTAAGCTGTGGTTTGACGAAGAGAAAAAGCGCCCCTGCGTTGA